TATGATAAATGATGAATTAAAAAAGAAACATGATGAAATGTTTAAGGAATGTATTGATTTAATGAGAGAGCCTATTTCTAAAATGGGTGACAAGTATCCATTAGAAATAATCAATGCGTCTTTAATTGAATTAGGTTTGAGAATGTCTATGATACAAGGGGGCACTTATCATACAATAAGAGTGTTCGCTAATGTTATGGATAACCTGGCGACCTTTGGTCAGATGATTGAAAAAGATTTACAATCTATGCTTGAAGAAGGACATGAGCCAAATCCATTTGACGATTGGAAGTACACGGATTCAACCAAGAAAACTATTCATTAAGAATTTTGTTGACATGGTGTCGACAATAGTATATAATACATGGAGTGTGTGATGTATAAAAAGAAACTATTAATTTTAATATTTAAAACCTCTGCCCTTGTGCAAACTTACTCTAATAAAGTAAGGGTGTGGGCATTGTATAAAATGCATGAAGTTAAAAAGCAAAGTAAATACAAACCACACAAAAAATATATGAGAGGTAAGAAATGAAAAAATTTGATGTGACTACTTCCCATTGTTTTACACAGCATTGGGAGGTCGTGGCTAAAGATAAGGAACAAGCCGCGAAAAAAATTATGGAAGGTGATTTAAAGTTTGATAAAACTTCAAGGACTTATGTGTCCAATAAGTTTACCCGTGCTTTGATAACGATTCCAGATGCTACAGTATTGTCAGTTGAACCTATCAAACCTAATGATGTGGAAAAACATACAGATACTATTGACATAGATGTGGAGGGTAGTTATGGTGGAACAGATCCAGATTAATAAAGTAACACCTCGAAGTGGTGCCTCGTGGTATATAAAATGGTTGGCATCAATTACATTGCTAGTAGGTATGTCATTTACTAGCATAGAACTTATCCCTTACAACTTATACTTACATCTGTTAGGTATAACAGGTTGGTTAGTTGTAGGAATATTGTGGCATGACCGAGCATTGATTACAGTAAATGCTGTCGGAGCTTTTATATTCTTGAGTGGGATAGTAAAATATTATTACGGTTAGCAGGAGAGGAGCCAGACAAATGAATATATTTTTCTTAGATAAAACACCATACAAATCAGCACAATATTTGTGCGATAAGCATGTGGTAAAAATGATATTAGAATCAGCACAGATGTTATCTACTGCTGTTCAAAGATACACAGGTAGAATGGAAGAACTATACAAACCTGCGTATCAAAATCATCCCATGACAAAATGGGTAGGAGATAGCCGCCCCAACTTTGAATGGGCAATGAGAAATGCACATGGTATCCATGAAGAATATGCTTCAAGGTATGCCAGAATACATAAGTCTTCCAACATTCTAAATATTATTTGGAATGATAATTTAAAAAGTAAAATACCAGAAAGAAACTTAACAACCCCACCCCAATGTATGCCAGATAAATATAGATTGAGAAGCGATTTGTATGTAAAGGCATATAGAAATTATTATAAAGGAGAAAAAGAATACTTTGCCAAGTGGCAAAAAGGTAGACCACAACCACATTGGTGGCAGTAATGGAGTGGTTTCAAGATTACGGACTAACTATATTAGTTATATCTATGGTAGGTATAGCTCTAATAATGTATAAAAATAAGTGAGGTAATATGCCCAAGAAAAAAGAAGAAATTGTTGAAGAAGAATTAGTCATACCAACAGAACTCTTGGAAAAAGATCCTGTTGAATTGGCGACTGATGAAGAAGGAATTAAAACTATAATCTCTTATCTTAAAAAGACTAGAGAGAATATCAGAGCGGCAGAAAAAGCTGGCAAAAGAATCACTGGTAAATCTGCAAGGACTAAGACCCCAGAAAAAGCAGGCGATAATATTCTAGATGTGTTGGTGGATAATGTCTAAGGAAAAAGATAAGATAGATTTCATAGGCAAGTACCACCCCCACCCCAAAGAAGCACCTAAGCATTGGCGTATGGCTCGCATGAAAGAACTTCGTGCAGAGGTTATGGCTAGACGCTTAGAAAAGAAAAGGCAATGGGGTTTAATGGAACAACACACAAAACAATGGGGGCTTTTAGCTGTGTATCTAATTGCTTTTGTTATAGTGGTGTTGGGTATGAAGGAGTTAATGTAATGGAACAACCAGAAAAATTAAAGAAGTATTTAATTCAAGACGATAAACCTAGACAAGCTATATGGGATTCATCTAGCCTGTCTACATTTTCTGCATGCCCTAGAGCATACAATCTTTCCAACCTATTGGGATATAAATTAAAACTCTATGCCCCTGTCACAGGATTTGGATCAGCAGTACATGACGGCTTTGAAGTTTTAGATAAAGGCAAACATGAAGGCAAGTCTAAAGATGAGTCAGTAAATAAAGCAGTTACTTTTATTATAAAAGAATACGGCAAAGACTTATCACAAGCTGAAGATAAAGCCAGAGGTCTTGAGGCGGCAATAAGGACAGTAGTATGGAGAGCCGAAGAATATTGGGAAGACACTTTAAAAATTGCGACCATGCCAAATGGTGCCCCCTGTCTAGAGAAAAGGTTTGAAGTTCCTTTTGGAGAGCGAGGTCATAGATTTTCTGGAAGGATAGATAAGATAGTGGAGTTAAATAATCGTTTGTATTTATGTGATACTAAAACAACAAAGGCTTCGCTTACTGATTTATATTTTAGAAACTTCCAACCAAGCAATCAAATCTATGCGTACATCTGGGCGGCTAGATTCGTATTGGGTTTAAACATTGCAGGATTTATTATTGATGCTGTACAAACAGGTGTACATTTTTGTAGATTTAATAGAAGCATATTTAATGTATCAAAAGAATCTATACTAGAATGGTACAACGATGCACAGTATCATATCTCTTTGTCAGATGCATATGCAGATAACGGTTGGTATCCTGCCAACTTTACATCATGTGGCAACTATGGTGGTTGTAAGTTCAGAGAAGTATGTGGTGAATCACCTGAACACCGTACGATTTTGTTAGAAGAAGACTTCATTCGTGACCCGCATGCTGACTTGCAAGTGGATAATGTTATTCATGTGCCAGAAAATATATTTAGGAAAAAGAAATGAGATTAATAATTTTACTATTGTGTTTGTTAAGTTTAAATAATTGCACATATTTTGTTGCTAAAGAAACTGCTAAGATAGTTTTAGATACTGACAAGAACCCAGAGAAAAAAGAAAAGATACTTAAGAAACAAAACCTAAAGAAAGAAGCTAACAAAAAGAAAGCAAAAGATTTTTATTGTAGTAAGATTGAAGACCCTGTGAAGTGTAATGAGTAGGGCAGATTTAAAAAGAAAGAATCATAAGGGAAGGAGAAAGATAGGTTCTCGTAAGAGAAAGAATCGCAGACGTATTAGATTAAAATTACGTGTGAGAAACAAAAGATAATTGTTGACAATTATTTTATTTGTGGTAGTATTATAAATTATAGGAGATAAGTATGGCAAGTATTAAAAATCATCAATCAACTGATGTTACTAAACTATTACTCGTAGGAGATAGTGGTTCTGGTAAGACGGCTTCATTGGCTCAGCTCGCAAATGCTGGATACAATTTACGTATCTTGGATTACGATGATGGGTTAGCTATTCTTCCAGAGTTTCTAACTGCTGATGCAGTAGATAGAGTTAGTTACGTAACGTTGAAAGACCCCATTGGAAAGGCAGATTCTTTTCGAAGGGGTGTTAATTTAATTTCAAATTGGAAAGACGAAGGAGAAGACTTCGGGCCTGTTAGTAAGTGGACATCTAAAGATGTCTTAGTCATTGACAGTCTAACCCTAATGGGTGAAGCGGCTTTAAGGGGGGCACTTGTATTTAATAACAAGAAGCCAACCGATCAAGCTAGCCAACCAGAATGGGGCACTGCGGCTCGCGATGTACAACACATTGTACAATACATAACAGGTACTGAAGCACCATGTAATGTGGTAGTAACAACCCATATGCAATATATGGAAGGCGATTTGGGTGTGTCTAAAGCATATCCAACTAGTGTCGGTTCAAAGTTATCAACCAAGTTAGGTAGATACTTTAACTGTGTATGCAGAATTGATACTAGAAGTTCTAGCAAAGGAGTTGAGCGAACTTTGAGAACTGTATCCGATCATCGCATGGATCTAAAAGTAACGGCACCAAAATTAATTGAGCCTAATACTGAATTAGATTTAGCTAAGTTGTTCGGAGCAATACAAAAGAATGCTCAACAAAAATTATCCAAGAAGGATAATGTAATTAACATCAAGACAGGAGGTAATTAATGGCTGATGTAAGTGACTTTTTATCGATGAATCCAGAGGATATACCAGAGTCTATAACTTTACCAGAGGGTAGTTATGACTTTGTTATTACATCTTATCGTACGGATAAAGTCGGTGAAAACCAAAACGAAATTGTGCGTCTTAATTGTAAGGCTAATGCAGTTTTAGAATCTGATATTACGGATGCAGATCTAGAGAACTGTGATGGTACTCGATTAGAATTTTGGGCAACCAAGAAAGCACTTAGACAGGGTAACCCTGTGATTTCACTCAAAGCTTTCCTAACAAAATCACTCGGTATGAGTGGTGTTTCGTTCGGGGAAATGCTTGAACAATCTATTGGACAATCGTTTAGTGGTATCGTTAAACACGAAATGGTTGGACGTAACAAAGATATACTTCAAGCTTCAGTATCAAGAGTATTGAACAACAAGTAGTATCTTATGGGTGAGTATGCAGTTAAGCAAAGAGTTCCTTCTCAATTAAAGAAGGGGGCAAAGATAGCCATAGTCATGGACTATCCTAACTCTAATGAAGTTCGCTTGAATAAAATACTTGCAGGAGATTTTATAGTCAATAAGATTTGTAGACTAGCAGGGATACAAATAGAAGATTGTATGCTCACCCACACTATTCAACTTAAACCTGCACAAGACAACCCCCAAAATTTTTTTCACAAACGTTCTGAATATAAAGCTTTGTGTAAAGATAGTGAGTGGCGTTCTTCCTATCCGATTACCACCTATGGCTACCTCAAGCAGGAGATGGAGCAAGACTTACAACGTTTATACAATGAACTCAATGAGACAAACCCCAATGTTATTATAGCAATGGGGGGAGTTTCATTGTGGGCACTCACAGGATTTGATAAGGTAGGTATATACAGAGGTGCTGTTATTCCTTCAACTCAAGAAAGATTGAAACAGGTTAAGGTAGTACCTTCTTATAATCCTTCTGCCGTAGTTAGAAACTATGGCTTCAGAGCACACGTTTATTCTGACTTTAAAAAAGCTAAACGTGAATCAGAATTTTCACATATTAATTATACAACAAGAGAGCTATGGATTGAGCCTCAGTTAGACGACATGTATGCATTTGAATCAGAATACATACATAGAAATAATGCTGAGGCACCATTGGCTTTCGATATTGAAACAGCGGGAGGGCAGATAACGTGTATTGGATTTGCCCCCTCTTTAAATCATGCAATCGTGGTCCCATTTAAGTACAACTATTGGTCACGTGATGAAGAAGACAAAGCGTGGGCATGGGTTAAAGACTTATTGGAAGATACGAACTTAGTTAAAGTTGCACAGAATCAAACGTATGACATATCATGGTTAGCTTACAAACAGAATATAAAAGTAAGTGGACTAGTACATGATACAATGCATGCACAACATTCACTGCAGCCAGAAATGGAAAAAGGTTTAGGTTTTCTCGGCTCCATATACACTAATGAAAGTGCATGGAAAACATTAGCCAAGTTCTCTAAGAGCACAAAAGCTGATGAGTAGTGAAGCGACCACATTTTTTTACAGCAAAAGCTGTTGACGATAGGTGGGGTGAGTTAGATGCTCACGTAAGATTATGGCGAGCAACATTAGATCAACTGTTGCAAGACCTCATATACGTGGGAAGTGGTAAGGAAGATAAGAAAGCTTTTATTACTGCATGGGAATGGTTTGAAAACAACCATGAAGATTTTAAAATGGTGTGTGACTTAGCTGATCTAGATCATCAAAGAACACGAAAGGAATTGAAAGATTTAATAGCGAGGGTAAATGGTAATAGACATAAACGACAATTTAAAAATAGCCGCAAAGCTTTTGAGTGGCAAAAGGGAACAGGAGTACGGAAACAAAAAGATAAACCACGATAACATTGCTGTGTTGTGGTCAGCTTATTTGGGTACAAAGTTAAGTGCTCATGACGTTGCTATATTAATGTTGTTATTAAAAATAGCAAGAACAAAATCTGGGAATCCTACCGAAGATACATACATAGATATGGTGGGGTATTCAGCTATTGCAGGAGAATTGTGTGAAGATAGTAAAGAACACGGAAATAAATAAACACGATCTAAATAAAGATCAAATACTTTGGACGTATTGTGCATTAGATTGTACATTGACCCATGAGATATGGTCTAGGATACATAAAGAGTTTGATCCTATAACTAAAAGAGTTTACTTATTTGAATTAGATAGTTTAAAACCTGCAATGGAAATGATGTTGCGAGGTTTAAAAGTTGATGAAGTTAAAGTAAAAGAAAAGAAAGAAGTCTTACGTGCTCGTAGATTAAAACTAGAACGTATGCTTAATCTTTTTGCACAAGGTGTATGGGGTAAAGATTTAAATCACAATAGCCCTGTGCAACTTAAGAAAATTTTATATGAAGACTTAGGCCTACCACCTGTTGTGTCTTACAAAGGGGGCAAGTCAAAGATATCTACTGACCGTGCAGCTTTGGAGCAGCTTGGGGAATTTTATCCAAGAGCAAAACCATTCGCACATACCATACTTGCACTACGTGACATAACTAAACAGCTTTCTGTTTTAGATTCTAAACGTGATAAGGATGGCAGGATTAGATGTTCATATAATGTAGCAGGTACAGAGACAGGACGTTGGTCTTCATCAGAAAGTCCTTGGAGAACAGGAACTAATTTACAAAATGTTACAAAGGAATTACGTTCAGTATTTATTCCAGATGATGGCATGGTTATGTTCTATGCAGATTTAGAACAAGCAGAGTCGAGAGTTACTGCTTATGTTGCAGGTGATGAAGGTTATATAAATGCATGTGAGAGCACAGACTTACACACTGAAGTAGTTAAAATGGTTTGGCCCAACTTGGGTTGGTCTGATGATCCTGCGCAAAACAGGGAGCTTGCAAACAAACCTTATTACTTACACTTTACATATCGTGACATGTGTAAACGAGCAGGTCATGGTACTAACTATGGAATGTCAGCACATGCATTAGCTAAACATTTAAAAATAAAAGTTTCACATGCGACAAGATTTCAGTTGCTTTATTACGGAGGTGTGGTACCATTAGCTTCTTTAGAACGTTGGCACCAACAAGATAGAGAAGGAGGCTTTCAAGAATTGATAGACACAGGAGAGATAATAGGTAAGCTAGTAAAAATACAAGGAGCATTCCCTGGCATACGTGCTTGGCACAACGAAGTATCGGGTGAGTTAAAACAAACAGGTTGTTTAACTACACCTTTAGGTAGGCGCCGACAATTCTGGGATAGATTAAATGATAACTCTACATTGAGACAGGCTATAGCTTATGTTCCACAATCTACTATTGGGGATTTATTAAACATGGGTTTATACAATGTATGGAAAAGTGTTAGAGAGATAGAGATACTTGGCCAAGTGCATGATGCTATCTTGGGTCAATGTCCTATTGAAAGAGTGGATGAATTAATGCCTAAAGTTTTAGAGCAAATGAACAACCCTTTAGAAGTTAAGGGAAGACAAATGATTATCCCTTCCTCAGTTGAGGTGGGTCATACATGGAAGGATATGGAAACATGGAAGAAGTAAAAAGATTATATATAGAAGACGGAAAGATACTAGTAAAAGAGGGGGAATTTTCTACCATATGTACTGAGGCAGAGATAGAAGGACCTTCATTAATAAGAAACAAAGACGGTAATGTATGGATTGAGACTACATCTACAGTAGTTAAGCTTGTCCATATACCTAAAGAAAATGTCAAGTTTCTAGATGAAAAATAATGTCAAGAAATTATACAGATTACATGGAGGCATGTGTTGATGCCATTAAGAATAGTCCTATCCCTAAACCTTTTGCGAGGTGGACTGCCTTATCCTCAATAGCAGGGGCACTCGGCCGAAGGGTCTGGTTTCCTATGCCTAACTATAACATTGGTTCTAATTTATTTGTAATACTTATTGCAAGTCCTGGTCGTAATAAATCAGTAAGTTTAATATTACCTTTCTCTAAAGTATTCAATAGACTTACTACACCTGTTGGTACAACAGAAGATGATTCTAATTTCAACTCTGGTCTTGACCAATACGGTTTAAGAAACTATCCTTTATATCTTATTCAAGATAGAATCACTCCAGAAAAATTAGCAGTTGACATGACTAAAGTAACACGTTTAGATTTGCGTTTAAGTAATCCACGTCAAGAACAATTCTTTGATTCATCTATGACTTTAGTTACATCAGAGTTTGGTACGTTCATGGGCAGGAGTGAAAGATATTTGCAAATGTTTTTAACTGATATGTGGGATGCCAAAGATCAGTACAGCCACAAAACAAAAACAGCAGGTGAATATATTATTGAAGGCCCTTGTTTAAATTGGGTTGCTTGTGCAACACCAGAACAATTTGTTGACAACTTACCAGAGGATGCAAAGTCTCAAGGATTATTATCAAGAATCATTCCTGTGTTTTATGAAGGAGAAAGAATACCACAAGACTTAACACAAAAAGTTATTAGTGATAACACAATAGATAATTTAAGAAATGATTTATCTCATGTAGCTAAAATGTATGGGCCAATGACATTTGATGATGACGCATTTGAAGGAGCTAATGAAGATATCTATTACAACTTACAACCAGAACCAACTGATCCTCATCTATCTGAGTATTGTCAAAGAAGAGTATCACACTTTCTAAAAATAGCTATGTCAGTTTCAGCTTCACGTAGATCAACTAGAAAAATTATGAAAGAAGATTGGGAAACAACTAAAGAGATTATGTTTGAGATGGAAAAGAATATGCCTAAAGCATTAGAAGGTTTTGGCATGGCACGTACAGGTAGAATAGCACACGACATGGGAGTATGGTTGGATGCTACGATGGCTCTTAACAAGCGACAACATGTCACACTACGTGCATTTAAACGTGAGTTACTTCGAAAGATTCCGAATCCAGGTGAGCTGGATCAAACAATCAGAGCCATGCAAGACTCTGGTTATATAAAAATGGAAGGTAATTTAGTCTTTGCTTGTAAAAAGTAATTGACCTTAATAAATAGAAATGATATACTGCGAGGTTGGTATGTATGAAATAGGAAAATATGAAATTAAACATTGATATAACTAAGGATACTCTACTCTCTAAAAACGCTGTGGATATCTTAAGGGATAGATACATGTTACCAAAAGAGGAGACACCACAAGAAGCATTCGCCAGAGCATGCATGGCATTTGCAGATAACAAAGCTCATGCAGAAAGATTGTATAAATATGTTTCAAATCTTTGGTTTATGTTTGCTTCTCCGCTTTTGTCAAATGGAGGAACAGATAGGGGTCTGCCTATCAGTTGCTTTTTAAATTATGTGCCCGATAGTAGAGAAGGACTAGCGGCACACTATACTGAGAACATCTGGTTATCTAGTATGGGGGGCGGAATAGGTGGTTATTGGGGTCATATTCGCTCACAGGGACAGTCAACTAGCAAAGGTAATAAGACGACAGGGGTTATTCCATTTATGCACGTGGTGGACTCTCAAATGGTAGCCTTTAATCAAGGCGCTACTAGACGTGGGTCGTATGCTAGTTACATGGATGTATCCCACCCAGAAATTATAGAGTTTATAGAGATGAGAAAGCCTGCTGGTGGAGACGTCAACAGAAAGAATCTTAATCTTCATCATGCTGTTATTACTCCAGACAAATTCATGAGAGCAGTAGAAGATGATAAAGATTGGGATCTTATAGACCCTAACAGTAAAGAGAAAGTAAAGACAGTTAAAGCTAGGAGTATTTGGATAAAGATACTAGAGGCTAGAGTTGCTACAGGAGAACCTTATATAATGTTTATTGATACAGTTAATAAGCATTTACCTAAAGAGTTAAAAGACAAAGGATTAAAAGTACATCACTCTAATCTTTGTAGTGAAATTACTTTACCCACTAATGAAGATAGAACAGCGGTGTGTTGTTTATCTAGTTTAAATTTAGAATACTTTGATGAGTGGTCTAAAGATGAAATGTTTATTGAGGACATCATGCGCATGCTTGACAATACGTTAAGTGTATTTATTAAAGATGCCCCTCTGACCATGAGTAAAGCTGTTAACAGCGCTAAGTCTGAACGTTCAATAGGCTTAGGTACTATGGGATTTCATTCTTACTTACAACGTAGTGGTATTGCATTACAAAGTCCTATGTCCATGGGACCTAACATTAAAATATTTAAACACATTAAAAAGAAATGTGATGCGGCGAATTTCTTATTAGGAAAAGAAAGAGGAGAAGCACCAGACCTTAAAGGAACTGGAAAAAGATTCTCACATATGACTGCCATAGCTCCTAATGCAAGCAGTTCAATTATATGTGGCAACACTTCTCCAAGTATAGAACCATTGAGAGCAAATGCATTTACTCAAAAAACTTTAAGCGGTTCATTTTTAATTAAAAATAAATACCTTGAAAAGTTATTAGAAGAGAAAGGAAAGAATACTAAAGATGTTTGGAAAAGTATTATTGCTAGCAGAGGAAGTGTTGACGCGCTCACTTTCCTTACGGCACAAGAGAAAAATGTATTTAAGACGGCCATCGAGATTGATCAAGCGTGGTTGGTTGACCTGGCTGCGGAACGTCAAAAATATATTTGCCAAGCGCAAAGTTTAAACTTATTCTTCCCACCTGATGTTAACGTGAGAAGATTAAACAATGTACATAAACGTGCATGGCATAAAGGATTAAAAACTTTATACTATTGCAGAAGTGAAGCTATTAAAAGAGCAGAGAACATATCATTAAAAGTAGAAAGGAAAGTGAGACAAGATAACGATGAAGAAGATTGTATCATGTGTCAAGCATAGAGGTAGATTATGAGTATATTTAAAGAGAGAGATTATTACAAACCATTCACATATCCATGGGCTTTTGAAGCCTATGACATGCAACAAAAAATGCATTGGCTTCCAAGTGAAGTACCACTTCATGAAGATGTTAATGATTGGAATAATAGAATGGATGAAGGCGAAAAGAATTTAGTAAAACAAATATTAACTTTCTTTACACAAGGTGATGTAGACATAGCACAAGCTTACATGGATGTATATGTTCCAATGTTTAAACCACCAGAGATACGTATGATGTTATCGTCTATAGCTACAAGTGAAGCCAACCATGCCCACAGCTATTCATTATTAAATGATACAATAGGTATGGATGATAGAGAGTACAAAGCTTTCCAAGAAATAAAAGCTATGAATGATAAGCATGAGTATCTATGGAAAAGCAAAGGGGGCACAGAGGAAGAACAAATGATAAGAGACATGGCGGTGTTCTCTGCATTTGGTGAAGGCCTTCAATTGTTTGCTAGCTTTGTTATGCTTCTAAACTTTACAAGGTTTGGTAAGATGAAAGGCATGGGACAAATTGTCGCATGGTCTATAAGAGATGAGTCACATCATGTGGAAAGCATGATTAAATTATTCCATTGTTTATTAGATGAGAAACCTAAGGTTTGGAATGACAATTTTAAAAAGAGTTTATATGAGATATGTCGTGACATGGTAATGTTAGAAGATAAGTTTATTGATTTGGCTTTTGCTATGGGTCCTGTTCAAGGACTGACAGCAGATGAAGTCAAACAATATATACGACATATAGCAGATAGAAGACTACTACAGCTAGGGTTAAAACCTAACTATGGGGTAAAAGATAATCCACTCGAATGGGTCGATTGGATAGTTAACGGAGTAGAACATACCAACTTTTTTGAGAACAGAGCTACTGAATATGCTAAAGGTGCCATGACTGGTACTTGGGCTGATGCATTTTAAGCTTGACAGAAAATCAAAAGTATGGTAGTATTATAAATCAAGGGGGGCACAAAGGGCAGACTGATCTAGGTTAGTGTGCCCTTAGCTTTTTCTGGAGGTGTGTGTGAAAGACTTAAGTAAAGAAGAATATAAGACGTACTTAAAAGAGTACAAGGAACGAGGCAATGCCGCTTTCAAAAAGTCACGTAACAATAGAATAGAAAAACGTGATAGAGAAGCTGCATATCGTGAACACTTGGAGTGCGCGGCGATGATTAGAAACATGAACTATAAAATGAAGAACGATGAATGGTTGTATGATGACAGACCAAACGGAAGCTTCTTAAAATTTCATAGAGTTATTGCATCTGGTGATCCAGATAAAATAGGAAAGTTATTTGATAACTTTGGAAGGGAAGTTAATGTACCAAGAAAAACAAACTAAGTACGATGGCTTTGCTAAAAAATTATTTTATGATTTTAGAAAGACGAGGAAGGGTATACCCTATTGGGAGCGGTTACACTTTAAAGATAGAGATGAGTGGCGTGGTATAGCTCAGCTTATTAAAAGAGAACGTAGACATTTTAAAAAGCTACGAAAGAAAACAGGAGACAATAATGAAAGACCTATTACAAGAAGCGGTTAATGCTGTAGTATTAGCCAAAGGGAATAAGTCTGATGCGGCTAGGGCATTGAACATTCCTCGCACTACTCTGATAAGCAGATTAGAAGCGGCTGAACGAGAAGAGATAAAGCCTACTGTTAAATCTCCCAACCTAGAAGTTGCTCTTGCTGAGCAAAAAATGGTATATGATTTACAGGTAAGGGAGTTAAAGAAACAATTAGATGAAGCCATACAACAAAACGTTACATCAGATTATGTCAGAAAAAGCGTGTTCAAGTTGGGAAAACATAAAGCTAATCCACCTAAGTGGTTGGTTAAATCCTCTCCTGCAACAGGCGCACCTGGTGTTCCCACTTTGTTCTTATCTGATTTTCATTATGGGGAAGTTGTTAAGTCCGATGCAGTTAATAACTTAAACACTTTTAATAAAAAGATTTCGCGATCGCGATTGAAGTCAACTGTAGAAACTGCAATTGATTTATGCCACAACCATATGGTCAATCCTAAATATCCTGGAATCGTTTTAGCTTTAGGTGGAGACATGATGTCTGGTTGTATTCATGATGAGCTAATAGATACAAATGATGGAACAAACATTGACCATGTATTAGAATTGTTTGACCAACTAATCTGGACAATCAGTACATTGGCTGATAAGTTCGGTAAGGTTTTTGTACCTACATGTTATGGCAATCATTCAAGAATGTACCAGCAATATAGAAATAAAGAAGCTGCGCATCTAAGTTTTGACTGGTTGCTTTACAATATGTTAGAGAAACATTTTAAAAATAACAAAGACGATCGTATACAATTTCTAATACCTACAGGATTTGATACGTACTATAAAATCTTTGACACTAGCTACCTATTAACACATGGTGATAGGCTTGGAGTCCGTGGAGGAACTGGCATCGTGGGTATGCTTGGGCCTATAGCACGAGGTGTTCAAAAGGTTAGATCAGAGTATGCTAACTTTGGTAAGTCCATTGACTATGTTATCATGGGGCACTACCATCAGTATATATCTATAAAAGGGGCCATAGTTAATGGCTCACTTAAAGGCTATGACGAGTATGCAATGAGCAATCGTTTTGCTTTTGAGATTCCTAAGCAAGCTTTATGGTTTACACACCCACAATATGGTGTAACTTTCCAGGTTCCTGTGATCGCCGAGCAAGGTGTTCCTAAGAAATCTAAGAAAGAATGGCTTCAATGGGCAACATAAAGTGATTTAAAGGGGGACGCAAGGTATTGCATGTGCCCCCTTTATCTGATATAATAAACGGTTCAAACCCACAACAAGGAGTATACTATGGCAATGGGATTAAAAAGAAATAAAATGAAAGGGCCTAAAAAAGTAGGCAAGAAAAAGCAAGGATATAAAGCTCGTAAAGATGAATCCATTGCTATGAGAATTAAAAAGAAAAGAACTAAGAAGCAACTTAAAGCTAGCCGTGACGAATCTTATGGTAAGTTCGGTAGCAAAGCTAAGAAAAAAGGTAAGATCAATAGATAATGCCTGATGATAAATGGACAGACGACCAGGATTTTCAAATGGGAACAGTTAAAGTAGGCGGAGACGCCATTAAAGTAGAAGAAAAAGAGGATGACAATAAGCAGAAGTCAGACGGGAAAGACAGTGAGTCTTAAACCGCCTGCTCACTTACAGCATCGTGTCACCCTATCATCTTCTCCAATGGAGAAGAGAAAGAAAAAAAGAAAACCTCTTCTTCCTGCTACAAAAAAGAATTTTAAAAAGTACAAACAACCTAAGAACAAACTTGGCAAACCAATGAGTCAGAGTGCTCTATGGAAATTTGTACCCGATGTTAAATAGTTATGATAAAAATTTATTTATTACTTATGGTAATATCAATGCCAGGAATGCCTTCGGTAAAATACAATGCAGCATTATATCCTACTATGGATGATTGCCTTGTAGCACGTGAAGGTTATATGGCAACTTATCATGCCAAAGACCAATCTTATAAAGACAAACTACATGCTGATGCAACTTGTTTGGAGTTTGAATCATTTCCTATACAAGGATTGCCAGGCAAACCTATAGGAATGGGGACATAGATGGATCCAGAACTATGCAAAGTATGCGGGCACGTATGTCATTGTAGTAATGGTGGCTCTTGTTGTGGAGGTCATTGCGAATGTAAGAATTGTGAACACCCAGAATCAGAAGAAGAAAAGTCTGTGGATTTTGATCCCGACTTTAGTCTTACTATACATTAGCATGGCTGGATTAGATATGTTAATATCCTTTGTGGATAGAATAACTGGGGGTGGTAAGAATGATACCTTCAAAGAAGATCTTGCCATGTCTGAAAGTTCAAACAAGTATGATGTTGTAAATGATAAAGGTTACATGGGAAAGTATCAGTTTGGAGATGCTCGTTTAGAAGATTTTAAAAATGCAAATAAAGATTATAAGTTTACTAAGAAAGAATTTTTAAATGACCCAAACTTACAAGAGGATGTATTCTCTTGGCATGTTGAAGATATAAATAGTTATATTGATAGCCGTGGGTTAGATAAATATATTGGAACAGAAATCAATGGTGTTACAATAACCAGAGATGGATTAATTGCAGGTGCTCACCTTGGTGGCAAAACTGGATTAAAAAATTTTCTGAGTACTGGGAAAGATAAAGAAGATAGTTATGGTACTAGTATATCAGAATACATAACGAAGTTTAGTAGTTAGATAGGAGTTATTAATGGGCGGATTACCAGTAGAAATGATCACCATGCTTGGCTCATCCTTGTTGGGTGGGTTCATGTCTATATGGGGACAAAGTATTAAAGCTAAACAAGCTGAACAAAAGATGTTACTTGCTCGCGGCAAGTTTCAAATGGAGTCAATTGAAAAAGCTAGAACATATGACAACAAAGGATTTCAATGGACTAGAAGAATCATAGCTTTATCTGCTGTGTTTGCTATTATCATTTGGCCTAAGATTGTACCTGTATTTTTTGATACAAGTGTATGGTTAACATGGACAGAATTTACTAGAGGATTTTTATTCTTAATTGAATCAAAAGAAATTGTAATGGATAGAGAGTTTTTTGGTGTAGTAATAACACCACTTGATACTCATTTAATGTCTGCAATAGTCGGACTATATTTTGGAGGAAGTCTTGTTAAAAAATAAAATTTTAAAATGGATTGAAAAAGTTTCAGGTAAGATTAATCTTTGGGCCTGGTGGAAAAACAAACCTTATAGCAAAAGAGACAAATGAAAAAAGAAATCATAGCACTTGGTGTGGCAATTGCGGCACAGTTCTTTGGTATTGTATGGTATGTTTCTAAATTAGATTCTAAAGTTAATATCTTATATGATAAGTTTGAAAAAGAATCTGACCTAGAGGTAGTAGAGAATCAAGTTAAAATGAAATTAGATCTTGAACATCTGGTTAAAGATATGAAACAACTTAAGAAACAACTTAAAGAAGAGAACAGTAAAAACAAAGAAATCATGGAACAACATAATGATATTTATAAACTTCTTAGAGAAGGCAACTCTAATGTTTCAAGTGATTATAATTACGGAGGTTAGTCATGGCCAAAAAAGGATTATACGCCAACATTAATAGAAGAAAAAAGTTGGGAATATCAAGACCTAAATCTAAGTCAACTATTTCTAAGAAAGCCTACAGCAAAATGAAAAAAGGTTTTAAGAAAAAATAGTGGCAGACTCTAGATTAAAGAGAGCAGGAGTAAGTGGGTTTAATAAACCTAAACGTACTCCTAAACATCCTAAGAAGTCACACATTGTTGTGGCTAAAGAAGGTAGCAAAATAAAAACTATTCGCTTTGGTGAAAAGGGGGCAAGTACAGCGGGCAAACCTAAGGCAGGTGAGTCATCTCGTATGAAAGCCAAACGTAAATCATTCAAAGCTAGACATGGCAAGAACATTGCCAAAGGTAAAATGTCAGCAGCATACTGGGCGGATAAAGTAAAGTGGTAATCTTATGTTTAAATATCTGGCGTCTATCCCCGTAGTATTATCTCTGTTAGCAGGGGCATACGGTGGAATTAACTACATAAATAAATTAAATAATACAATTGATGATAATGAAGATGCTATTGCATTGCTTCAATTAGAAATAGATAATATGTATAATAGCTTTGGTGATGAGATAGATAATGTACATCAAATTTATTCTGAACGCACATCAAGAAACTCAAACAATTATACTGAAGCTCGTGAGGAGCTCGTTCGTGAGATGACCGATATGGTGACATGGGTGGGGCGTATCGAGGCGAAGCTTCAAGCCATAGAAAAACTTTTATATGAAACAGCAAGTGATGCAGGACTGCGTGCACTTGAAGATCAAGTAAGAACAAATGCCGATTCAATAAGACAATTCAAATATGATATGAAAGATCTGGAGAACACAATTTCTGGAGGATACTAATGCATCGTGACAGATGGATATTTTTTATCCTTAGTTTTATTCTTATCCTAATGTGGTCTAGCAATACTAACGCTAGAAATGATTATTTAAATGATCGTAATTGTGAGAGAGGTCGTGTAGAATTATACACTGAATTAGACCGCTATGACTATGACCAGCGAATGAATAGTGACAATGATTACTTCAGTGATTCTGGGAAAATTGGGCTACGTTTTAGCTGGCCCTTGCAGAGTACGTGTGATAATGATACAATAGACTTAATACAAGAAAACCAACGCTTAATGCAGGAGCTTGAATTGCTCAAGACTTGCGGCAAGTATAAAGACTTAGAGCTTGGAGACCAGTTTGCCACTGTGCGAGAAATGTGTAAGGGTGTGTCAAAAAAATCTAAGGTTGTAAAAGAAGATAAAGAATTGAAGAAAAATAAAAAAGATAAAGAGAATGAGTGGAATGAAATTAAGCGATAATACAAGTGTGGCAATGCCTATTCGAAATTTACTTTCGATTGTAGCAGCGGTAGCACTGGGAGTGTGGGCGTTCTTTGGGATTCAGGAGAGGCTGAACTCACTTGAGACCCGCGCTACATTAGCTGACGCAGATCTTGAAAAGAATACAGAGTTCAGAATCAAATGGCCTCGTGGAGAAATGGGGGCACTTCCCGCAGACCAACAACAAGATATGTTAATTGAATTTATGGCTACACAAATTGAAGCCATGCAAGATGAAATGGAAAGTATGATGAGCAATACCGTAAATATTAAGAGGGCTCAACAGGATATTGAAAAATTAATTGCAGACGTTGAGAAATTAAAAGATAAAGTTCGTGAAAACAAAAACGGAGGTTATGATGGAAGTCATTAGCGTGATACTTATGTTCGTTTTCGGGAACATGAATGACCAAGAACATAGAATGACACAATATATTCCTATGGAATCTATATCATCATGTATGAAAGAAGTAAGAATGTTAAAGAAAAAGAATACAGGTTATGATAAGGATGCTTTCTGTAGTCCTGGTATTGTTGAAATAAAAGATGGTGAAGTAATTGCTTTATACAATGAAATACCAGAAGGTGCTACAATGGTAAAGAAAAAAATAAGCAAAGAAGCATTTACAAGATGGTCGTTGAAAGCTAAAGAAAAATGGAATAAGGATTAGTGGGGAATAAATTATACCAAAGGTTTTTAAGAAATAGAAAACTAATGATGAGAAGAAATGAACAACAAAGTACAGTATACCAAAAAGAAAAATCCAGTAGCGAAAGAGCTACGAACTCCACAATACAAATCCCAAAAAATAAAAAGCAAAAAGAATTACAATAGAAAAGAAGACACGGCTGGCTTATTAAAAATGCTTAATGGCCATGACTTTGTTTAATCTCCAGACTTAGCTTTCATTATATCGTTGTGTAAGTTAGTACCATATTTTATAATTTTATCTATGTTGTCATCAGTTGCTTCGAAGCCGTTTCGTTTAAGCATAAATTTTATATATGTTCTTGCATTTCTTGCAGTTTGTTCATCACCATATTTTGTATCCATGACACGGGTAAACATCTCTTCACCTATCTGACTGTCATCAATTAATTTATGTGCAACAGGATCGTTTGCAAATGCTTTATGCCGCATCTCATGAAGTAAAGTTCCTATACCTTGATCTGTGTTCCATCTATCATATTGAGCTATTACATCTTTTTTACCTTGAGAACCTTTTAAAAACTCTGGTCTGTATTTTACTAAATCCTTAAGAACTCTCGATTCACCTTTCTCATTCTCATAATCTTTAAAAACTTTCTGAACATTACCTTTTGGATCCCAAATTAAATTTTCTAAATGTTTCCCGTATTGGCCATAACCTGTCCACTTGTCAGCATCTTTTTTGAAAGGGTTTGTTATATCCATTGCTAAACTTTCATCCATTAACTGGTATACATTATCTACATCCCAAGCCTCTTTAGCATAGGGATCAGCTTCTTTCATTTTAAATAATGTTTCAAGAAACTCATAGTTCCTGTCATCAGATAACTCATGCGGCCCACTTGCATCTTTTAATTGAATAGGTTTAGGTGGTTTTGTTTTATCTATTTTATATTTATCTTCGGCCATTTTAATCTAATCCTAAAGCTTCTCTTATTAATTTTTTCTCAGCGTAAAGTTTCTTATTAGTCTGACTTATTCTAAATTCTGGATGCACAGCTTTCATAGCTTCTTGATATAATCTAGATAGATCAGGAATAAAAACCAATTGTGGTGGTTTGTTAGAGTTATAATCCATAATGTCTGCCATGATATCTTCTAACTCTTGTTGTCCTTCATTAACCATATCTGCATTATACCTCATACCACCAATTATTATGCTTCTATAAGCATTTGATATCTGAGCATTCTTTCTTTGTCTAAATAAATTCATTCGTTTATCTAGTTTACCTTCTTGCCATATAGCTTCTCTTTGTTTAGCAATAGAAGCTGGAGCAAACCCAAACGCTTGCATCATTATTTCCCAACCTTTTATATCTTGAGTCAACACTTGTCCATAACTTGTGCTAGCAAATCCATTTCCATATGAAGAATACTCTACAGCTTTTAACATATTACGTATTGCAGTAGGCATTGATTGTTGAAATGCTTTGCCCCAATTTTGTTCTCTTACACCTTGTTCTATAAGACCTTTTGCTGCATCAACATAAACAGAACCTGGCGCTCCTAAGAACTCTTCAGCTCTAGCACCTGTTGGTATGCCCATTATATTTAATCCTGCTCTTACTTGTTGAGACCAAGGTAATACACCAAAGCCAACTCTTCGTTGAACATCCCACCCAAGAGTAGAATTTATTAAACCATTTTCCACAGCATTAATTAAGCCAGGTCCCCAACCTGCTTCATATAACATATTACGAAACTCTGTTCTTACATCAGAGTCTAAACCTGTTATCATCTTCTTAGTTAAATCATATAAATCTTCTGCGTCTTCACCACCAGGTAATCCCATAAGACCACCAGTCACAAGCATCATTAACATTATTCTAGCAAATGCTCTTCGGCCCATTCTATTTTGTAGTTTTGTTTTTGCTGGGTTAGCTACACCTATAGTGAATCCGCCGCCAGCTTTTCTCTTTAATACAGGTGGGTTTAGTAAACGATACAGCAGTCCTACCATTTGTGTCATGTAAGTCATGAATAGTGCAGGTAATGAACCTAAGCCCCTACCTATTTGTTGTCTATTTTCTTTACCATATATACCAAATGTTTCCTCGGTCATGAATCTTGCCAATGCTTCTGGAGATCTTCCATATTGCGCCATAGTTAGTTGATAATCCATATCATCACCATACAAAAGATCTGCTTTATCTAATACTTTAGGATCATTCTTTGCTAAATTGTATGTAGCTATAAAAGCTGTAATACGAGACGCTGCCTCAAATGTATTGAATGCTCCACCTACTATAACACTCTCCACCCATCTAAATGTTTTGTCTCTTTCTCTTTGGCTACCTACTAATGAACCGCCCATACCAGGAGTTATACCTGCTTCTTGTAAAGCTTGTCCTTGTTTAATTGTTCCATCTGCTATGGCACGGAACAGTGCCTCTTTAATATCACCTTCTGGTAATTTATTAAAATCAATAAATGCATCTTGGTATTGTCTTTGTCCTGCTACGCCATCTACTACCATACTAGAAGCGTGTGCAAAAGCTTTACGCAATTCATTTACAGTAGATACTGTGCCCCCTAGTTGTGATAGTATCGGTCCTGTAAATTGTACTAAACTCATAGTTTGTAAGACAGCTGATGATAAGTTTCCACCAAGATACCACCAAAATCCTATACGTCTCATGTTAGCAAATTCTTGTACAGGGTCATCTACATATGTATCATATTTTTCTGCGAATCTTAATAGATTAGTGTCACCTTTATCCATTGCCCATTTTCTAGTTTCATCGTAATATTTATTTTTATCTTTCATGTATCTATTACGAGATAATTGATTACTGGCTACCATTATGTATTGCATAATAGCACGAGGAAAATCTGCACTATAACCTGGGACACCTTCAGCTCCAACTGATTTATCTCTTGCTATGAAAAATGAATTAAGTCCCATTGTATCTTTATCTAATCCTTTTTTCGCAAGTACTTCTCTTAGTTCTTTTAATATTAATTGATAACTTTGTGCATTAGTATCAGACATAAATTGTGCGAGGTATTCTAAATTTTTAAATCCTTTACCCTCTTGTATCATTTGTCTCAATCTGTCTATGGTCATTTCAGAGGGGGCACTTATATCGGCTTCAGGATACTTAACCCTAAGACCAGGCAATGCCGCCTGAGCTTCTCCCATAGTTTCAAACTGTTGATACCAAAGTAATTTTTTAGACTCTTCACCCTTCTCATCTGTTTCAAGAGCAGATACACTAATGTAGAATTTTCCAAAACGCATCAATGGTACATACATTTTTTTATTTAATGTTTCTACTTGTCCTGCTTGACTTAATAAAGCATTAAGACCTGCGTCTTTATTACCTAATAAAGTTTGTATTTGTTCTAGAACATCTCCTTGTATTGATGTTCTCATAATCATAATGTTAGATAAGCTATCTACAATAAATTTAATCTGTGTATAATCTAATTGTTCTAATAAGTTAGCTATCTCTTGTTGGTCCATTCCCTCAAAGTTATATAATGTTTTTAGCTCAGGCATTTGCGGGAAAAATCTTTTCAATAAGTTTATACCCATTATTAAATTAGGTACATGTTCTCTAGCAATCTCTGCCTTTAGCCATTCTTTGTTTATATCTTGGAATGTTTTGTGCACGTCAATAAAAGCTTGTGCAACGTCACCTTCTAGTACAACAACCTCACCTTTTTTAACGGGTAAGTCTGCGGCTCCTCCATCTTCAGGAGCAATAAATGTTAAACGCCCATTAGGATCTACTTGCATATTCATAGCATCTGTCATCTGTGCAATAATCATAGCTTTAGCTAGTGCTTCTTTCATTGCATCATCTTGAATAACATTCATGTAATTACGTCTTAAGTAATCTGTAAACTGTTGCTGTAATGATCTGTTCTTGCGAGTCATATTTATTACAGTATTGTACAAATAAGTAAATGGTGTATTTCTTTTTGCTATTGATCTAGCATGCGCCATAATTTTAGCAAACAAAGACATTTTATCTGGTGTAGCTTTTCTTCCTGCAGCAGCTAATGGCTCTGATGTTGCTGCCATATCTAAATCTTTAATTGCTTTTCTTATTTCTGCATTTCTTTCTTGTCTATTCTTTTCGAATTGTGGGTCATAACTTGCATCACCAAATTGTATAGAAGGGTTCGGCTGATTAAGATTTATGTATTCATTTGTATATTGGTAGTCACCGCCTGGTGTTGTTTCGAATGATTCATATAAGGCAGCGATAGCTTGCTTTGCTGGTATACTACTAGATTCAAATTTTATTCTTTCTCTAACATTAAAAGGATCTCTTGTTTCATCTAATGCCCCAGCATCTGTCGTAGGATCGTCTCTAAATATCTCTCTATCCATGCCTTTCAATATACCTTCAGTTAAGAAAGTAGTTATTAGTTTCTTGTTAGTAGGATCTGTTCTTTTATTATTTTGGGTAAGTTGCCCCAATCTTTCATAAGCAAGATTACTATCTGTAGGATCATATATAATCCTAATTGCTACAGGCAATGTAGATTGTGTACCATTTATACCTTGAGCAGTGAATACTCTATGTCTTCCTTCCTGCCCTACTACTTTTCCTGTTTTACCATCCGCTGACAATTCTATAATAAGATCAGGCACTCCAAATACTCTACCATCACGTGCAGCTTGTGTCATAAATTTCACAGCTTTTTTATCATAAGTTGTATCTTGCAAAGGCATGGTTAAATCTAAGTATTGTTGAGGAGACATATAAGTATACATACTATTTTCAGGTCCTACAGCTTGAGTCAAACCTATCTCCTCTCCTACCATATTCTCCCTTTCATAGTCAAAACTAAAGGTAAAAAAATTCCTGTTATTGTATGTAGTTTTTACTGTCTTATCGTTGAATCGATTAGTAAATCTAATTTTATTTTTATCTAAAGAAAACTTCATTTGAATGGTAGTATCTGTATCTATTTTTTCACCAAGCATGAACTCAATAAATTTCTTTTGTTGATTACGTAAAGTTGGATCGCTGTAGTCTGCAAGGTTACGGCTAAGAACTACGTCACCTCTAGGATTTTTATAAGTCATTTCTGCTAAACTTTTAGCTGTATTCATTTCAGCAATTTGACCTTCTACTTTCATTCTTTGTCCAACCAAGCCTGCTTCTATTTTATTAAATATACTTTCAGGAGTCTCAAAGCCTGCCCCTCTTAGTCCGCTAGCAAGAGCCATTAAGAATGCTTTTATTCTTACAAATATTTTTTTAATTTGTGCAGTTAAAGTGTTATCTATATTAGCTCCTTTTTTTAAGTGTGCTAATTTTCTTTGTAATGCAAAGTTAGCGAATGCATAGGCAATACCTTCTTCTTCATACATCTGTTGTTCTGTTTGATTAAAAGTATTGTTGGTCCAAGTATACTTATCTTTAATACCATACTCGTTTATCCATTGATCTCTTGCAGCCTTAGTTAATATGTTCCATTCTTTGTCTGTAAACAATCCTAAATTTTTTAATGCATGAATAGCTTCATGATTAAGACTTTGAAATGCTGTCATCATTTGTGCAGCACTAAATTCCATATCTGTTTTTCTTAACGCAGGATTAGTATAATTGTTACGTGCTATTCTTTCATTTATATTTTGATACATGTCCATATTAAATGCGATCTGTATCAATCCATATGTTAAATTAGGAAACTCTGGTACAGTTAATGTTGGTGCGCCAGTTCTTTTTATTGCAGTTCTTATATATTCAGGAGCAGTAAATCCCCCACCTATTCCTTCTTGTGGCCTACCTCCTGACATTACATTGTTAACAATAGCTAAGTCAGTTTGAGATAATCCCAATTGATCTAACCACTCTCTCATTAACTCAGTAATCAGTGGCAAATTATCATCTACTTCAGTAAGTATGCCTGGTTGGCTAGATCCTGTTGCAGATGATTTATTAAATCTAACAAACTCTCCGTAAATTTTTCTACGTGTAACTTGTGTCTCTGTTTGATTTAATTGTTTTCTTAATTTGTTTATTTGTTTTTTAACTTTAGTTAAAGTTACAGTTTCCCAACTCATAGCTCCTCTTATAGGAGTATCTAATATAGGTTCTATACTTAATGATTGTAGTAATTTATTTATATCTTTTCTTGCTCTAAATGTTTGAGTTATTAATGATTTGTATGCTACTTCTTCAGCAACTAAAGGTGCTCGTACATTAGGATCAGCCGCTCTATACTTAGAGTCAGCTCGTATTTTTTCTAGTTGTCTTGCCGCTGCCCTTAATGCTTGCGGAGTGAATACAGGAAACAATCTAAATGTTTCTTTGATATCTCCCATTTGCTTATCAGCTCTAACAATATGTTCACCTGTATTATCAAAATCTTTTAACTCTTGTCTTGCTTCTTTATACGCGTCACTTAATATTCCAAATTGTGCACGTGCTGCATTAACCAAACCAACTTTAGTTTGTCTTAGTTCTTTATATTGTTGTAAGTATTTTCTTTTAATTCCAGTTGAATCTAATGCATCAGCTAATTGCAACACCATACGCATACGTTCGTTTGAAGGTATTTCGTATAAGTCTTCAAAGGTAAACTCTTCCTTTAATAATAAAGGATGATATCTCATAACAGGTACAATTTTATCACCTGTTATACTTGCTTTTTGCGCCGCTGTTAAAGGCTCTGTTGTTCTAACAGTCTCACCAACTTGTATTTTTTCTGTGACAGGCCCCCCTAGTATAGGTGCCAATGTACTAAATGTTCTATTGTTTTTTATTATATCATTTATAATACGTCTGCCTTCAGTTATTTTCTTTTTGCCTGGAACAGGAGTTATATTTTCAATTTGTCTTTGGATATACTCTTGTCCTCTTGGGCCAGATAAATAACCTAATTGCTGTAAACGATTACGATCTTCTTCTGGTAATTGATTTTGTTGTGCATCTTGCTCAGCTCTATCAATTAAAGCCAAGTCTCTCCAGAAAGTATAATCTTCTGTTACAGCTTTCTTTAAATCTTCACCCGTAAGTTTATCATACTTTTTAAATAAAGGATTGAGTGGATCAATGTAAGGTTCATAACCATACTCATTTATAAATTCTTTTCTTTCTTCACTGGATAATCTTTCTGTTTGTTGCTGTGCTCTTGCAACTTCTATTCTATTTACTAATTCATCTATTGTTGCTTCTTTACCGCCCAGAAAAGTATCAACTGATTCATCTTTAGAGTTAGGTATATAACCTGTTTCTTCTAAAGCTTTTTTACTATCTGAATATTGTTTTCTTAATTTGGCATCTACATTTACCTGTTCATTAGGATTGGCAATATCATATTCATAAATATCACCAGGCTCTGCCCCTCCTGTTGGAGTATCTACTTGATTGATTAGCCCAGCTTGTCTTATAGGTACAGTTGCTATAGCTGCTGGTATATCTACTTGTGATAAAATAAATTGTTTTTCACCATCTAAATCTGCAGTACCTACAACTTTAAATTTAGGTTTATCAAACATATTCTCTAAATCTTTTTGTCTGCCTGGAGGTATGTCAGGATTGTATTGATTGTCTACTGTAACTGTGCTTCCTATGTCAAATTCTCTTGCTTCAAAAATAGGTGTTGAAACATCTAATGGATCTAGGTTAGATATTGCCGCACCACCTTTAGCATCTACAGGACCCGTGCCTTTACCTAACATCTTAATTGATTTATATGTAGGATTGATCATACCAAAACCAAAACCACCAAAGAAACCAGCTGCCGCCGCTTCACCTAATTGTTTAGCAAACTCTTTATCATTATATAATTCATCGAAGTTAACTCCTGTAGAAATACCAGCCGCAGTTCTGTTTAATGTTTCTTGTATACCCTCTGCAAGACCTTCACCTAACATTGTTAAAGGTACTTCTTTTGCAAACGTTCCAGGTATTCTTTTTAAACTTCCTTTACTTCCATTCTTAACTGCTTGCACCATGCCCTTTTGGGCCATTTGTCTAGCTGCTTCTCTTGTTCCAAAAGTTCTAATCAAAGAAGGAACTACACCACCAATACCCAATCTTTCAACAGCCGCGTATGGCACAGCTAGTGCCAGAGATAATCCAACATTAGGATCTTCAACACCAGCTTCTCTTTGTGCAAGAGTTGTATCACCTAATCCAAATATATAACCACTAAGTAAAGTACCTGCTGTTGCACCTGCAACTGTTCCACCTGGACCAGCTAATGAACCAACTGCACCACCCACAATACCCATAATAATAGTAGGTATAGTAGTTGCCGCTGCATTACCTGAGGTGTATTTTAAATATTTAGTGAAAGCTGTTAATTGATCATCATCTTTTACAATATCTTCTATTGTACTAGGGCGTGCAAGTAACTCGCCATCTTCTGTTCTTTGAAAAATGTGTGCTGATCTATCTAATAGATATTGTTCTGCTACTTTAAGAGCTTCTTCTTGATGCTCTTTAGCTCCTACAAAATCATAGAATGATGATAGTGCCCCCTGTCCGATAGCTTTCAAACTATCCATACCACCTTTAAAAGAAGATGTAAAAGAACCATCATCAAGGTTCTCTGCTTCTAACATGTCTACAGGTTGCAGACCGTACTTGTACATGAAGCCTTTCTCGAACATTGCGTTCTCAAGTTGCTCTGATTTTAAAAATTCTTTGATTTCTTCCTGCGATAAATCTGCAGGTAAACGGATTCTAGGTGCATTGGGCACCTGTTTAAACTCTATAAATTTTACTGGCTCTGCCATAATTCCTTACATAATGTATTCAGGGATGAATCCCTTAGTGTTTTAACTATTGTTTATAAATATCGTAATCTATAACTTCTTCGCTATATCCTCCACCACTACTTTGCATAACAATAGCAGTAAGTTGTTCATTTAATCTATCTCTTTGTTTCTCTAAATCTTTTTTCTTATCTGGATTAACTTCTTGCATTATTGCCTCAGATATACTTTTAATTGCTGCGGATAAATCTGCTGCGCCACTTGCCACACCTTGTGTTTGTAACCAGTTGCCAATCCATGATGTACCTTCTGCACTATCAGGATCGATGCCATTATTCCATGCCATATATCTAGCTTCCTTCATTTTGTTTGTATAAAATTGAAGAGGGTTAGCATCCTTTTGTGCTTGAGATAAGTCTTTTAACATCTTAGCTTCCGCCGCCTGTGCTTCTTGATATTTATCTTGTCCTCTATCAAGTCCTCTAGATAATGTAGGTACTAAAGCTCCCGCCGCTGCTTTCCCAGGTTCAATAGGTTTAACTAATTCTTTTCCCATCTCACCAATGTAAGTAAAAAGTTTTTCTCTTGCGTCTGCATTCTTAGAAAAGTATTCACCAAGTTTTCCAAGAGGTCCTTCGTATGGTTTTTCTTTTTTATTTCCGCTTATACCCCTAGCAATTGCTTTTGCTTTTGATACTGCTTGATCAGCTTCCATGCCAGATTTTTTAGCTTCTTCACTTCCTGGCAAGCCTCTATCAAATCTGTCATATTCATCTCCGATATATCCTTGACTTTCTAATTTTTTTACAAGTTTTTCTTTATATATTTGAGCCGCTTTATCTGCTTTTTCTTCAGAAGATGGTGCTCTATATGTCCAGTAATTTAAATCTTCAATATCATAGTCACTTACTTTTTTAGTTATATCTTTTAACTCTTTTAAAATCTCACCAGGTTCTGATTTTTTTAATCCTTTTTGAGCCTCTTCAGTATAATCATATATTGTTAGATCTTCGTCCTCAGGATCAATAGTTCCATCCAATATGTTATAAGCTTGATCGCCGTATAAATATTCTAATATATCTTTTTCTGCCATATCTTATCCTATTTACCAAATGGTTGCCAACCAAGGTTCGCCGCCATGCCCAATCCTTGCATACCAAGTCCCATTGCTTGTTGGAAGAATGGTGCTGGCTGTGCTTGAGGTATTTGTCCCACGCTTGTAGTTTGAGATGGGAATGGTGCTCCTCTAATAATGTTTGATACAAATCCAAGTTGTTCTTTTGGATAATCTCTTTCTGATAAGAAATCAGTATAACTAATATCTAATGCTGTTTGATCTAATCCTCTACCAAGTGCGCCAATACCAAGTTGTTGAGCAATGTCTGCTTGTTCCATTGTTTGTGCTTGAGCACCAAGTGTACCCATTGCCATACCTGAACGAAGTTGTTGTGCTTGATCTTGTTGTGATGCTTTAAGTGCAGTTTGATAAGCTGCTGCTTGTGCCTTGGTGTATAAATCTCCAAGACCTGATGTTAAATTCTTTTGTCTTTCTGCTTCTTGTATTGCAAATCTTGTACTATCTAATCCACCTGCTTGTACTGCTTTTGCTGCGATACCTTGTTGTTGTATAGCAGATTGATCTTTCATTTGCTGAGCTGCGACGTCTGCAACTCGTTTATTATAATCTGTCATGTACTGGCCAACTCCACCTATTGCTGGAGCGCCTGCCGCAGTTGCCGCAGTGTAAGCCTGAGTACCACGAAGAGCACCAATGCCCTTCATTGCTTGAGCTTGTGCCGCTGCATCTTTTTCCATCTGAGATAGCCCTGCTAGTCTTGGGCCTGTGTACGGTACGTAAGCTTCTTTGCTTACATCCATTGCCTCCCCAATAATATCAGCAGTTGGTTCAGCTATATACTTTGGAATCTCTGTTGTTGTAATGTTAGTAGTTTCCACTGGAGGTGGATTTTTACTACCAAATAAAAAATCAAATATTGCCATAATTATGCCTGTCCACTATATATAACGTTACCTTCTTCATCAAAGTATTCATCTGGTTGTTCTCCTAATTCTTTTCTTCTTCTAGTTAGATACTCTTGAAAAGGTTCGAGTTGACTATAACCACCTAGTGTAGCATAGTTTATCGCTTCATTCAATCCCATAGGAGTATTTCCTCTAAATTTACCGCTTTTATCGATAGCAAATCTTCTGCCAAGCGGTACGTTCATTTCAGTTCCACCTGTTCTTGTATCATCTTTGTACTTCATGGTGCCCCCTACATTGAATTGACCAGCACGTGGGTCTATATCTATGTTTTCTTTAAACGTTACATTAGATACCTCTTCTGGTACACCACCACCCATACGATCTCTGCCTATGTTATTGCCTCTGCTATCTTTTGCTAAACGTTCTCTGCCTTCTTCAATCATCATAGTATTTGATCTAGTAAAATCAATCTTACCTTCTTTTTGTAATTGAGCTAATTCTTTAGGTGTAACTCCTTTTTCTCTCATTCGTTTTTGATAATCTGCTGAGTTTTCTCCAGGCTTTGAACCATAATATTTTTTAGGATCATAAGCTTTTAAAAAGTTATCTCCTCCACCTGCTTTTGCTTTTTCTAAAAATCTTTGAAACTTATCTTCTTCACTTAATTCCATATCAAAGCCTTGTTCTTTTTCTACATCACCAAGTATCTCATCCATAAAATCTTCGTCGCCATATCTCTTAAAGAAGTTTGCTTGTCTATCTGGATCACCTTCTAAAGTTCTTAATAAATTTCCTAAGCCTATACCTTTATCATCTGTACCTAATGATCTCATTAATTTTTCAACTTGATTTGTTTCCATATTCTTAAGAAAATCAGATAATGCATCAGCACCTTCCATCATTAATGAAGGAGGTATAGATAAAGTATCTTTAGCTTTGTCAATTATACTTTTTTCTTTTTTAGTTTCTTCAATTTGTTTTAATAAATCTTTATCACCATAGTCTTGTATTGTTTCTGCTCGTCCTGTTTTATCATAATGTTTTGCGGCTCTATTAGCTCTTTTTTGATTGTCTTTGTCATGAAATTGATAACCACTAATAGCTTCTTTACCACCAGTTCTAGCTCTTTGATGAGCCTTCTCATCTTGTCCTGCTTGAAATTGTTTTGTCTCTCTATCACTAAAACCCTTTGGAGTTGATCCTCCCAATTTCATATTTTGACCAGCAACATATGCATTTCTAAAAGATTCAATTCCTGTGACTGGTTCTTTTTCACCAGAACCTCCTAACATTTTTAATATGCCTTGTTCTTCAGGACTAATGTAAGCAAGTTGTTCGCCTTCTGGTGCAAATGCCTCAACCTTTTTAACATCATTTCTTACTTCATTCATTGCAAGCTGCGAGTCTATTTCTTCTTGAGACATTCCTGACTCAATCATTTTTAATATACTTCTCCAATCAGTTGGGTCTATAGCTGCTTCATCCCTCTCATAGCCATAAATCATTTCATCGTATATTCTTCTGGCTTCTTCAGGACCAACACCATATGTTCCCATGATTCTCATTATTTCAGAGTCTTCAAGATTGGCTGTGTTTTGTTCTTCTACACCTTCTGCCGCTACTTTCATAAAGTTTGGCATTTCTTTGTCAGCTTGAGGTAATTTAAATATACCTGGTGTGTTCTTCTTTTGCATTTTAGAAAGCAAAGCCGCTGCTCCTACAGGCATCTCATTAGGTTTTGCAACCATATCTCCGCCTTCAACAGGCCCTGTTACTTTCATTTCTGATAATTCTTCTATACCGTATGCCATGTTAATCCTTTATTATACCCCATATAGTAGCGAATGTAAAGGGGGCACACCCATTATACTCCACGTAAATCATCGCTTACCTCCATTACTGATATGACTACATTAGCTGGTTGAACTGATGTATCAATTTTTAATATATCTCCTGACTCTAAAATAAGCGGCCCGTCTGCTGTAACATTCATGGCTTTTAACGTAGTGTAATCACTTGTTGTAAAGTGTTTGAATGTAACCGCTGCCACGCCTGCGCTTGTGTCAACTATTTTAGCGTCTAAAGTACCTGCCCCACCTGTAGTGTTATATACTACAAATGTTTTAACAATAGCCATATACTTAATTAAACTAGTAGTCGTTGGACAAGTATAAACTGTTTGGTCAGATCCTGCGGATGTAACTGCTTTTACTGAATTTTTATATTCTATAGCCATTAGCTTAAAAACCACTCCATTGAACGTTGTTCATTTTGATCTGCAATCTTAGAAGGAGTCTCTCCTTCAGATAAATCTCTTAATCTTAATATGTTTATTAGAGCATCATAAGTTCTAGCTGATATAATATTCTCAGCTCTTTCTTGATATGAAAGCTCTGGGTAAACTCCTTTAGTATATAGTCCCATTATCTAGTTCCGTCTGCTTGACCTGTTGCTCTCCAAGTACCAAGTCTCCATGATACATCTGTTGTATCTGAATACCATTTACATTGAAAAGATCTACCTCTTGCACGTAAATTTAATTTATTAGTGCTTGAAGTTATTGAATAAGGACCTTTAGTTGTTTCTGAATCATTAGGATAGCGCTTAGATTTCATTTGAAATTTCATTGTTGATCCTGTACTGAATGATGTATCAGGAATAATTCTATCAATAAATATAATGTTATCCCCATTCTCATCACCACTAAAGAAACCTGTTTCTACTGAAGCATCCAATGCTGCTGAGGCTGCATTGACACCACGCTCTTGATCGAAAACTTTTCCTGCTGAATCACTTCCAAGAGGATATGTAAATATTCCTGCGTCATGCCACGCTGTTCTATCTAAAGAACCAACTGACCATGTGTTATCTACATAATTATAAATAACATATTTATCTATTTCTGTTGCACTTGCTGATGGGTAAAACCACCATATTTCATTGAACTCAATTATCTCTGCACTAAATACTTTTTCTCTTTGTGTCTGACTAAAGCTATCAAATACTCTATTAAGTACTGGACATTTTAAAGTTTTGATTGCACCATCATATGCATAGAAGTTATTAGTTCCCATCCAGAATGCGGCACCTTCAACCATTGCTGGTGAGTTTTTAGATATCGTACCTGAAGCTTCACCTAATTGTTGGAAAGAGAAAGTAAATGGAGGACCAGTAAACTGCATACCATATGCATCTACGTCTGTCCATAAAATCATTTGACCACGACCTTTTGCGGCTGACTCAATATTAGTACCTGTTCCAAGTTTTTGTGCACCAGCTGTATTAGTTAACTGTGTATTCCAATCAGACAAACTTTCTTGAGAACACCATCTTACTAATGTTCTATCATAAGTAGTTGATCCTTCTGGTGTAGAACCAAAACAAGTTAAATGTCTGTCAGGTGTAGATACAAGAACTACTCCAACTTTAGTTGGTATTTTAGTTCTATCTCCACCTACACTATTTACATACCAACTTAATGTAGATCCTCTATAGGTAGTTGGAGCTGCTATAAAAGCGCTGACATCAAAATAATAAATTGTATCCTCACCTCCGCCAACAGAAGCTACTATATCTTCGCCCCAACTGTCCATAGTCCACACACGTGGAGATAATACAACACCTGAAGTGGAACGTGCTGTTCCCCATGATGCTGATCCCCACATTCCTGCGCCAAATCCGTAACCTGTTAAGCCATCGGATGGTCCGTTACTTACTAAATATCTTAAAACTACTGCACCCCCACCAGATGTACTACCTGATGATGCTGTTCCTGATATACTGCCTGTTCCTCCTGCGACTGGTGTAATTGTGTAAGTTGTGCTACTTACCCATGTAGCATAATACTCACCTGTTGCAATAGTTACACCATCAACTGTTCCTGAAGCTATTGAGGAAATGACAATACGAGAAGCAGGACTTGTTCTTGCAATTTCGTTACCTGCATCTGTAACTGTAATTACTGAAGAACCTGCTGATCCCGTAGCAAAGGGATTAGTTAGATTAACATCGTCTGTTTTGTATGGAGTTATATCCTGTAATGAGCCTGAATACTCTGCGTATACATGCGTACTAGTCCCGTAAAAAGCTAATTTTCTTCCTTGAAGATCTCTGTGTGGAAATATATTTCTATTCTTTCCATCAAAACTTGTGCTGCTAAAAGCGTCTCTGGTTACCCAGCCGCCTATTTTTTCTGCTTGGTCAAAACGAAAACGAACTTTGTCTGCGTCTGTGTAACGCATGCCCGCTTGGTAATCTGTTACCTCTGTTACCACTCCAGCAGGCGCCGTTAATTTTACGTTTGGCATGTGCCCCCTTCACGGTTGTTTAAGGATTATTACTGTCCCATGCGTCTTGCATGGCTTTTAATCCGTCATTACATTCTTGTTCAGTTGGTTTATAACCACCATCTGTAATTTCTAAATTTGCATAAATTTTATTTTTGCTATCTGTCCAACGAATAAAGTCTCCACCTCTTAAACTAACAATATAATCTTCAATCATATTTGGTCTACCGTTTCGTTCCATTATTGTGCCTCCGCTAGTTTTATAAAATCCATCCAAGTGTCATTATCCGCACTTGAGCCACCCACATACCAATCAGAACTAGCTGATACACTAAATTTAACTTTATGTGTTGATGTATCTGTGCAATTAAAAATAAACATAGCTGGAGATGACATTGATTGATTTGTAGCACTATTATTTCCCGTGGAGTTTGCTGCTTTATCATAAGTACCATCATCTGTTGTAGTATGTATTTCAGCTAATCCGTAGTTGTGATCGTTTTGACTGTTAGAATAAAAATATGCTTGAAATCTTAAAAGCCAAACACCTGTTGATGGAAAAGTAAAAACACCAGAAGATTGAGACATTCCAGTTCCAACTTTACTAAAGTTATTAGTATCAACTCTTTCTAAATTATTAGTTAAAAAATCTCTACTTGATGTTGCGTTCATAGCAGATGTTTTTCTCCATGTATCTACTTCTGTTAATGCTCCACCATTTACAAACCCACTTGTTAAAGCTGTGCCGCCATTAGCTACTGGTAAAGTACCTGTAACTTGGCTAGTTAAATTAATGTTACCACTTAAGGCTGATGTTTTTACTACTGTTAATGCCATGTTATCCTTTTGGGTTGTCCGATTTTACTTTAGCAATTGCGTCTTGCCAAGTAGTTGTTGAATTAATTTTATCATGATATTGCATATCTAATTGATCTGTTATACTAGGGTAAGCTGCTTGTCTCTTTGGTATATAAGCCATAGCTTCCATCTTAGCTTTTATATCTGCTCTTGATATTTCTGGAGAAGAATCCCATTCAAAAGTACATGTATCTATATTATCTCCACGAACAGTAACTTGTGCATCAGGATTAATAGCCATTATTGCATCACCAATTAAAACTTTCATCATGCTAGTACCTCCATTAAAGTCATTGTACTCGTACCAGTACCTCCACTACCACTACTATTCATTAAGTTAAGTGTAGCAGAGCCATGTTCTGCATATTTCACCGAATATGTTAAACTGCTTGTACTCGAAGGTGAATCTAAATATGAAAAAACCATTGATTGTGTTGCTGTTTGAGATAGTGCGTTATAAACCAACATATCACTATATATTGCTAGTTCTGAACCTGCTCTATAAATTCTAAGTTCAGCATAACTATTAGCTGCACTAGACATAAGAGCTGGACAAACATAATGAAAATAAACTTTAGATGAAGTAGCAGAAGGTGTAATTGAAGCTGTTAAACCTGAAGCTGTTAATGTGCCAGATGTAAAAGTTTCAGCACTACTTAAAGTTTCAGAAACAACTTGGTTAATTTTTCCAAAGCCTGAAGCTGTACCATTATTTGTTAAAGTTACACCTGATGGTATCGTTATAGTATCACCCGATGTTCCAATCTCTAAAGCTGTGCCACTCGCTGGATCTACTTTGTCTACGTATATTGTGCTTGCCATTATGCGTCACTCCATATTGTGTTTGTTAAATTACCATCCGCATCTCTAGTCAATATCACATCGTACTCTGTCTCTGTGTTGTTGTTTTGTGGGATGTCTCTCCAAGATTGTCTTTTAGTTTTCCATGCATCACTCATCGTTACGTCAGAGTTAGCCATCCAATCTGTTTGCTGAAATTTTTGATTTCTTATTCTTTTTATTTCTGCAAGTTTTCTATCAGCAGATTTACTATTCCAAGCTAATTGATCTTTATCATATTGAGCTTGTTCTTCAGCTGTCATGTCTCTACTTACACCATTAGAATTTATTTTTGTC